AAGCAGGTGCAGATGCTGTGTCATTCAGCAGGTCTTTGTCTTCAGGTACAAAGATAGGTACCATTAATATTAATGGTGCCAATACTGACATATATGCTCCAACAGCAGGAGAGCCAGTTAAATATGGAGTAGCTACCTCAACTATACTAGGATTGGTCAGGATTGGGTATCCTGAGAGTGGTAAGAATTATCCTGTTGAGCTTAATTCCTCAAATCAGATGTATGTCAATGTCCCTTGGACTGACAATAACACAACTTACTCAGCAGGAGCTGGACTTAGTTTATCAGGAACAGCTTTCTCCCTAAAGAAGGCAACACCTACTACACTAGGTGGTGTAAAGGTATCCAGCACTGAGATTAGCACAATATCTACTGTTGCTGCTACTACTTTTGGTTCACAGAACAGAATATATCCTGTCCAGCTTGCTTATCCATCAGGTAGTGCAGGAACAGATGGTAATAAGGTACTTTCAGTGTATGTTCCTTGGGAGAATACTACTTATAGTGTAGTAAGTACCTCAAAGAATGGGTTAGTCAGTATGGATTCTGCATTGGCAGAGCTAGCCTACGAAGATAAGGATGCTGGTAACCTAGGTTCTCTTGCTAGATTTGGAGAGATGGGCATGTTGGAGGTTTCAACAATTGTGGAAGATGACTTAGCTCTGGTTAATAAGAGTAATATATGGACAGTATATCAGGACTTTAAGTCAGGTGCTGGTAATTCAGGCTCTGATATGAGATTCAAAAGGGAAGTCACATGTATGCCTGATGTGCTGGACAATCTGATGTCATTAGATGTCATAAAGTATATATGGGAACACCCTGATGAAAATGGTATAAGATGCACTTTTGGTGTGAAAGCTGACCAGCTTCTGTCACTAGGTGGTGTATATGCTACTATGGTCCACAGCAGAGCTGATAAATATGATACCAAGTGGATAGAATATGATAGATTTGGTGTGCTGGCAATCAAGGCATTACAGGAGGTTGTAATGAGGAACAAGCAACTGGAGAGCAGGATAGAATATCTTGAGGATACGATAAATTCTATGAGAAGAGTATGGGAAGAGAATTCATGACACAAATAGAGGCAGTAAAGAAGGTAGGAGGTTCCCTATCTTCTGCTACAAAACAATTTTGTACAGCCTCTTGGCTTGCAGGCCATTCTGGTATATTTGATACCAACTCCCTACGAGGGTATGAAACAAAAGACTTTGTGAATGAAATGCATATAAAGCCTGCTATAATAACAATTCCTGAGGTGAGGGTTTCTTTTGGATTTGAAAGTGGCACTCCTCAAGGATTTACATATCTTAGTGACTATGACCAATTATCACAGACTAAGGCAGTCTTATGTGCAGTACCTGTTGATGGTGGTCAGATTTCTTCAAGTGTATATACTCCTACTAATGGTGGTAGAGATGACAATTATGGTGCACAGTATATGCTATTCTCAGGCATGAAAATATTTGTTGTTGCAGGCACCTCACTAGCTAAGTTATACATAGTATTGTATAATGACCAAAATACCATGGTTCAGTATAATAATAGGAGCATTACCAATCTTATGTCAGGTAACAACATATATAAGCTGGCTAATGCTATTATGAGAAATACTTCTATTTACAGTAACCTGTTTAATGGTGCAAATTACACAAAGACACAAGCAGTAGGTGATTCTAATGGTAATGCTACTAATTCTGTGTGGTGTGCTATGCTTCCATTGACAGATGATGGAAAATCTAATGGGAGTTATTCAGTAGGTTCAAACATGGATGTACCTCCCACTAATGTCAATTCTAACCGGCAACTGTACAACTTCAAGGGTTCTATAGTTTACAACAAATTAAGTTCATTTACTCCAACTACATAGCTATGAGAAAGATATTAGTAAGTATTATATCAGTGATTATGCTGGCTTCCATATCCTGTTCCATGTATTACTGCAATGGGTATAAGAAAATGTCTGATGAGTTGGCTGTTGCAGTGAATAACAATAAGGCATACTCCTTGGAGAACAGTTCCCTGAAGAAGGAAAATAGAGTGTATAAGCTAACTGCTGAGCAGCTTGAGTATTACAGTGATTCCATTACTGTTGAAATGGACAGGATTAGAAAGGAGTTGAAGATAAAGGATAAGGATTTACAATACTTACAATATCTGTTATCTACATCAGAAAGGATAGATACTGTTACTTTCCAAGATACCATATTCAGTGAAACAACATTTCATGTTGATACTCTGATTGGGGATAAATGGTATCAGTTGAAGCTGGGAATGAAATTCCCTAATGTCATTACAGTGCATCCTAAATTTGTAAGTGAGAAATACATAGTTACACATAGCAAGAAAGAGACTGTAAATCCTCCTAAGAAATTTTTTCTGTTTAGATGGTTTCAGAAGAAACATAGAGTGGTGGAAGTTACTATTGTGGAAAATAGTCCTTATGTGAATAATAAGCAGCAAAAATTTATTGAAATAATTAAATGACATGATTGACCTAGGTATATTAATTACTGGAGGAGTAGGGATAATAACCACAGTAATCAGTGGTTGGACTTCTTGGTTCTTTGCAAGAAGAAAGTATAATAGTGAGGTAGATAATAACCTCATAGAGAACATGCAGCAGTCTTTGGAGTTTTATAAGAAGTTGTCTGATGACAACAAAAACAGACTTGACGAGGTTCTTAAAAGAAATGCAGAGCTGGAACAGGAGATAAGGGATTTAAGGAAGCAGGTGTTCAGTCTCATGAACTCCATCTGTACTGACCTTACTTGTCAGTTGAGGAAAAGAAACTTGAATTCATTTAATAAGCAAAATGGAACTGATAGTAGACAGGAAATGGAAGAAACAGAATTACACGATAAGTAACCTCCTTGTAGATGGGAAGTGGTTCTGTAATGTACTTGAAGACACCGATAGAGGATTAGATGACAGCATGAGTGTCACTAAAATCAAATCCTTAAAGAAATCAGGCATTACAGCAATCCCTAGCGGAACTTATGATGTAACTTTAGATGTATATAGCCCTAAGTTTGGGCCTAAATCTTTCTACAAAGAAACATGCAATGGCAAATTGCCCAGACTTCTTAATGTAAAGGGGTTTGATGGTATCCTTATACATGCAGGTAATACAGATAAGGATACTTCAGGATGTCTCTTGGTAGGTGTAAACTCTGAAGTTGGTAAGGTTCTGAATAGTCAGGATACATTCAGGAAGCTATATAAGCTACTTCAAGAGGGCAAGAATAGAGGTGAGAAAATAACCATAAAAATTCTATGATATGGCAAAGAAGTGTGGTTGCAAAGGAAAAGGTAAGAACAATAGAGGTAAATGATTATGGATGCAAGAATATTTGTGGTCTGAAACGGAAGGAACCAAATCCAGAGTATATGTGTCTACCCAAAAAGTAGTTTCTTATGCTATAAGGATTCCTCATATGTTGGTAGATGCTTATAGGAGTACTGTACTTAATGAAGTGCCTGAGGATCAACTCACAGTATCATGATTATGTTGAGCTGTTTAAGAGTTGGTTTGGTGATAATGTAGACCAAAAGATAATAGAATCTGCTATTATATTCTGGTTCAAAGATGTGGATTGCAAAGCCGAAAACAAGGTAGTAGAATATCTTGGAGAATACTAATAAGATAAGGGTAAGAGGTAATCTTACCCTTTCTTTTTGTCCATATTGCAAGTATTTTTATATGCTACTAATAAGTGTTTTATTTACTATCTTGCAGATATGCAAAACTTTACTTACCTTTGCACTGTTTTAAGAACAAAAAGGTAGAAGAGTATGGAAGAAGAACTTAGCTTAGATAACATCTTAGGAGCAGAGGAGATTGAGAATCTGTTTGTAGAAGATGAGGATACACAGGATACCCCACCTGCAAATGGGGAGCCTCCTAAGAAAGAGGAGGAGCCAAATAAGGATAAAGAAGAAACTACTGAGGTTGTTGATGTAGATAACTTATTTACTGATACACCAGAGAGCGTAGGTAGTGGAAAAGAAAATACAGAGGAAAAGGAAGATACCACTCCTAAAGGGGATGGCACTTCTCCCAAAAACTTCTACTCTTCCATTGCCAAAGCCTTGAAAGAGGAAGGTATCTTCCCAGCCCTTGATGATGAGGGCTTATCTAAGGTTAAAGACCCTGAAGACTTTAGAGATTTAATTGACCAACAGATAAAGGCAGGTCTTGATGAAAGACAGAGAAGAATTGATGAAGCCTTGAATGCTGGAGTTGAACCTACAGAGATTAGAAAGTATGAGAATACTATAAACTTCCTTGATTCTATTAAGGAAGAGAATATCTCTGATGAAGGTGATAAGGGAGAAAAACTTAGAAAAGACCTGATTTATCAAGACTTTATCAATAGAGGTTATAGTAAGGAAAGAGCTGCAAGAGAAGTGCAAAAGTCTTTCAATGCTGGTACTGATATTGATGATGCAAAAGAGGCTTTGAAAAGTAATATTGACTTCTTCAAAGATAAGTATGATGAGCTTGTCAATGAGGCTAAGTCAGAAGCAGAACAGGAAGAGAAAGAAAGAAAGAAACAGGCTGAAAAGCTTAAATTATCAATCCTTAATGACAAGGATGTGTTTGGGGATTTATCAATAGATAAATCAACAAGACAGAAGATTTATGATAACATAGCTAAGCCTGTGTATAAAGACCCAGAGACAGGAGAGTACTTTACTGCTATCCAAAAATATGAGATGGAGAACAGAACAGACTTCCTAAAGAACATTGGGTTACTTTTCACACTAACTGATGGCTTTAAGAACCTTGATGGTTTGGTGAAAGGTAAAGTAAAGAAAGAAGTAAAGAAAGGTCTTAGAGAGCTGGAACATACTCTCAACAACACAGCAAGAACCTCAGATGGTAATCTAAAGTTTGTCAGTGGAGTTGATGAGGACCCTGAATCTTTCATAGGAAAAGGGTGGAATCTTGATGTCTAAGCTATGTTTAAGTCTGGTATTTACTTATGGAGAAATAAAATTACTAATGGTTTTATAAAAATAATTTATAATTTTTAATATTTTTGACGATGGCTGGAAAATTAGGTAAGTTTCAAATGGTAGGCTTCCAACACTGGAAGGGTCTTACTAAGGAAAACCACCTTGGTTCTATCTTTCAGTTAGCTCCACAGAAGGCTACAAACCTAATGGTACAACTGCTGGCCTTCTATAGAGGAAAGACACTTGACACATTCCTAAATCAATTCCCAACAAGAGAGTTTGAGGATGATAATGAATACTACTGGGATGTTATTGGTTCTTCAAGGAGAAACATTCCTCTTATAGAGGCAAGAGATGAAAATGGTACTGTTGTTACAGATGCCAGTGGTATGATTGGAGTAGGCACTGCTCCCTTCTATTTGGTATTCCCTGAGGATTGGTTTGCTGATGGTGAATACATTGTAGGTAATCTGAATGAAATCTATCAGTTCAGAATACTTGGAGACCCAAGAATGGAGGGTACTAATGCAGTGTATAAGGTAGAGCTTGCTGGTGGTAACACAGCAGGTGTTCCTGCTGAAAGATTGCTTGCAGGTGAGAGATTCTCAGTTGAAGCTGCATTTGTTGAGAAGGAACTTTCAAGAAAGGTTGGTGATGTAAGATTTACAAGCCCTGTTTCTATGAGAAATGAGTGGTCTGTAGTAAGAATCCAACACAAGGTTCCAGGTTCTATGTTGAACAAGAAGCTGGCTGTAGGTATTCCTATTGTTAAGGAAACTGAGGGTAGATATACTAAGTCAGTTGCTACAATGTGGATGCACAATGTAGATTGGGAAGTAGAACAGCAATTCTCTGAGTACAAGAACAATGCACTTGCATTTGGTAGAAGCAACAGAAATGCCAATGGTGAGTACATGAACTTTGGTAAGTCTGGTAATGTTATTAAGACAGGTGCTGCTCTGTTTGAGCAGATGGAAGTTGCTAATACTGTGTATTACAACACATTCAGCTTGAAGCTTCTTGAAGATGCTCTATATGAGCTTTCTGCTTCTAAGTTAGACTTTGGAGACAGATACTTCTTGATTAAGACTGGTGAGAGAGGTGCTATCCAATTCCACAAGGAAGTACTAAAGACAGTATCAGGTTGGACACAATTTGTTCTTGACAACAGCTCTATTGGTATTATTCAAAAGACTCAATCTAAGTTGCACCAAAACTCATTGAGTGCTGGTTTCCAATTTGTTGAGTATAAGGCTCCTAATGGTGTTAGAGTTAAGATTGATGTAGACCCATTCTATGATGACCCAGTAAGAAACAAGATACTTCATCCAAATGGAGGTGTTGCATTCTCTTACAGATATGATATTATGTACATTGGTACTATGGACCAACCTAATATCTTTAAGTGTAAGATTAAGGGTGACAATGAGTACAGAGGTTATCAATGGGGTCTAAGAAACCCATTCACAGGTCAAAAGGGTAATCCTTACATGTCATTTGATGAGGATTCTGCTGTAATTCACAGAATGGCTACTCTTGGTATCTGTGTTCTTGACCCAACAAGAACTATGTCACTAATCCCTGCAATTCTACAGGGCTAATGATAAAAGGGGAGGAAAGATAATCTTCCCTCCCCTTATTTTATTTCAAAAAGTTAAGGAGAAGATATGACAGAAAAGAAAATGGAAGAGAAGGTGGATTATACTGTACCTGACTTTGATATAGACAATACAGAGACTCCACTTCAAGAAGTACCAAAAGAAGAGGCTACTGTAAAAAGCCCTAAGAAGACACAAAAGAAAGTAGAGGTATCTGATGATGCCTTAGTCAGTTGTCTGAGAAATGAGAGAATTATTGTAAGACATGTACCTAAGCTGACAGGTATGTGGGGTAATAACCCTAAGCATGTATTGTCGGGAGGTATGGCAGAAGGTGCAGTTAGAACATTTGTAGTACCAAGATTATCTTCAGGTATGTTTGTTAATGTCCTTACAGACAAGGAAAAGGCATTTCTTGAGGAAATAATGGG